ATGGATTATTCACAGTTAAGTGATTTTGAAATTAACAAGCGAGTATTTAAAGCGATAGTGGGGGCAATACCATTAGGTTATCCGCACAACGCAGATGGACGGTCTGTCGGCAATGAATCAAATGGTAATTATCGATGGTACGACTACTGCAATAATCCTGAAGACGCAGAGCCGATTATCGTAGAGAACAGAATTGGCATTATTCCAGCGCCAGAAAATGGATTATGGAAGGCAGCGCATAGAAAAGTTGGCAGTGATAGCACCCCATATCATATGACTCAAGATGAAAACCAACTCCGCGCCGCCATGATTGTCTTTCTCATGATGCAGGACGCCAATAATGCTTAGCCCATCCCAATCCCTTCAATGCCAGAAAGAAAGCGTCGAGCGAGCTTTAACGTGCGCTAACTGCGGTCAGAAGCTGCATGTGCTGGAAGTTCACATGTGTGAGCACTGCTGCGCAGAACTGATGAGCGATCCGAATAGCTCAATGTACGAGGAAGAAGACGATGAGTGATGTTAAAGAAAAAGATATCCCCGGCTTTGAGGGTATATATAAAGTAACTGAAAATGGAGACATCATTTCATGCCGTAAATCAAAAAAATTATCTCATGGCATTAAACCAGGAGGATATGCATTTGTCGGTCTGTATCCAGGTGGCGGGAAAAGACCATCATATAAAATGGTTCACAGAATTGTTGCAGAAGTATTTATTGATAACCCAGATGGCAAACCGGAAGTTAATCACAAGGATGGAAATAAACTTAATAATAAAGTTGAAAATCTTGAGTGGGTAACGCGAACAGAAAATGCGAAACATGGATTTGATTCCGGATTGCTTGTTCATGGGTTTAATCATCACTTCTGCAAACTAACGCCAGAACAAGTGAAATCAATATATAAATCAAAAGGCAAATACAGAGATATAGCCAAAGAATTTGGTGTTTGTGCGCAGACAGTGTGCAACATAAAAAACAAATCAGCGTACCGACGTTTTTTGGAGGGGATTGATGTTTAGAAGCAAAAAATGGCTTCAGGCAGTCAGGGATATTGAATTTTGCGTTCTTTGCGGAAGATACGGAGTTCAGGCCGCTCACAGAAATGAAGGGAAGGGGGTTGGGATTAAAGTAGATGATTGCCTTACTGCTGCGCTATGTGTTGATTGTCATTCAAGAATTGATAATGGGAGAGATATGAGCAGGGAAGAGCGAAGGGCTGAAATGGATCGGGCCATTGTGCTTACCCTTAAAAAATTGGTTAACAATGGGAGGGTGTTTGTCCAATGAACGAATATCAGTTTGTGCTTCCATACCCGCCGTCGGTGAATACCTACTGGCGAAGACGGGGAAGCCAATACTACATCAGCGATAAAGGCCAGAAATACCGAAAAGACGTTCAGCAAATCATCCGCCAACTCAAGTTAGACATTTTCACCAAATCACGACTCCGTATCAAAGTCATCGCAGACGTTCCAGACTCCCGCCGCCGCGACCTCGACAACATCCTGAAAGGTTTACTCGACTCCCTTATCCACGCCGGATTTGCGGAAGACGACGAGCAATTCGATGACATTCGCGTAATTCGTGGTGTGAAAGTACCAGGCGGACGGCTTGGAATAAAAATCACCGAACTGGAGAACGCATGAACGCCACAATTCAAACGATACCAGAGCTTCTTATCCAGACACGAGGCAATCAGACCGAAGTGGCGAGGATGCTTTCCTGCGCAAGAGGAACAGTGCTCAAGTACAACCGAGACAGCAAAGGCGAGCGTCACGTAATAGTTAACGGCGTCCTGATGGTCAAACAAGGCAAGAGGGGAAGACGATGAGCATAAGAGAACTAAACCTCACCAAAGAGCAGCACGAGTGGCTGAATGGCTGGCTTGAACTGTGGGGCGCATGGGTTTATTCAGGTCGTCTGGAAAAGCGCATGAGCAGCGTAATAGCGAAGTTCATGGAGAGCGTAGAGCCGGGAAGAATTATGACAAGGCCAATGTGTAATGATGATGATGGAATGTTGATTTCTCAGGTCGTTGATTCCGTCATGTACATTGACAAGAAAGCCTTTGGCATCCTCCTCAGCTACTACGCTCATGGTTCATCTAAGCGAGCAATTGCATCCTACTATCACGCGACTGCAAAGCCACGCAAGATGTGTGGACGTGGTGGCGAGGGATGGAGAAAACCTTCAATGGCAACCTGTAGAAACGAAATTGACGACATCCTGAAAGCGTCGTTATTTGTTTTGTACCAACCAATGCAAAATGCTTTCAAAATGCGTAAACGTGTTGAGAAAGTTAAGCATGTTGCTGTTAAAAGCCTTGACATGCAATTAGCCATTTAGCCATAATATTCACATATGCTGCTGCTTTTGCATTCAGCAACCATCACAAGCCCACCCAGCGTTCGCTCACTGGAGCCAATGCATCGTTGAGCAAACCGTTAAGTTCATTGAGTGTCATGCCTGGCAGCGGACGAATATCCATATGCAACTCACAACAAGCGCAAATACGGTTAGATGCATCGCCGCCGTGGATATGCCCGAGGTTGAGCGTAGGGTATGGCACGGTAAACGCGTCGTAGTGATAACGTTCTTTCAGGTTATCGCGCAATTGCAAAATATGCCCGATGGCGTCGTGCATCAGTTCGATAGCGTTAACTCCGCGTGCTGGATCGCTGGAGTGGCCCGACTGGCCCTGAATACGGATGGCGTTAGAGATATGACCTTTATGCGCGCGTACCGGTTGCAGCGACGTTGGCTCGCCAATGATGGCGCAATCCGGGCGCAGGGCGGTAGTTTCGGCAAAATAACGCGCTCCGGCCATACTGGTTTCTTCATCGGCAGTCGCCAGAATGTAGAGCGGTTTTGCAAGCTTCGTGACGTCGACATCGCGTAGCGCATCAAGGATAAACGCAAAAAAGCCTTTCATGTCGGCGGTGCCTAAGCCGTAAAGCTTGCCGTCATGCTCCGTCAACGTAAATGGATCGCGCGTCCAGCGTCCGTCATCAAATGGCACCGTATCGGTATGCCCCGCCAGCAACAAACCGCCAGCCCCCTGTCCGCAACTGGCCAGCATATTAAATTTGTTGCGAGTTCCTGGCACAGGCTGTACTTCCACATTGAAGCCTAAATCCTTAAACCAGTCCGCCAGCAGAGTGATTAAATCTGCATTGCTTTGATCGAGTGCCTCTTCCGTGGCGCTTATTGAAGGTGTGGCAATCAGAGCACGGTAAATCTCGATAAATGGCGGGGATTTTTTTTTTTTTTTTTTTACACCCCCCCCGCCATTATATCTGCCGCGAAGGTACGCCATTGCAAACGCAAGGATTGCCCCGATGCCTTGCGTTTGCAATGGCGTACCTTCGCGGCAGATATAATGGCGGTGCGTTTACAAAAACAGTAATCGACGCAACGATGTGCGCCATTATCGCCTGGTTCATTCGTGACCTTCTCGACTTCGCCGGACTAAGTAGCAATCTCGCTTATATAACGAGCGTGTTCATCGGCTACATCGGTACTGACTCGATTGGTTCGCTTATCAAACGCTTCGCTGCTAAAAAAGCCGGAGTAGAAGATGGTGGAAATCAATAATCAACGTAAGGCGTTCCTCGATATGCTGGCGTGGTCAGAGGGAACTGATAACGGACGGCAGAAAACCAGAAATCATGGTTATGACGTCATTGTAGGCGGAGAGCTATTTACTGATTACTCCGATCACCCTCGCAAGCTTGTCACGCTAAACCCAAAACTCAAATCAACAGCCGCCGGACGCTACCAGCTTCTTTCCCGTTGGTGGGATGCCTACCGTAAGCAGCTTGGTCTGAAAGACTTCTCTCCGAAAAGTCAGGACGCTGTGGCATTGCAGCAGATTAAAGAGCGTGGCGCTTTACCGATGATTGACCGCGGTGATATTCGTCAGGCAATCGACCGTTGCAGCAATATCTGGGCTTCACTGCCGGGCGCTGGTTATGGTCAGTTCGAGCATAAGGCTGACAACCTGATTGCAAAATTCAAAGAGGCTGGCGGGACGGGCAGAGAGATTGAGGTATGAGCAGAGTCACCGCGATTATCTCCGCTCCGATTATTTTCATCATCGTCTGCCTGTCATGGGCTGTTAATCATTACCGTGATAATGCAATCGCCTACAAAGAGCAGCGAGATAAAGCCACATCCATCATCGCTGATATGCGGAAGCGTCAACGTGATGTAGCAGAACTCGACGCAAGATACACAAAGGAGCTTGCTGATGCTAACGCGACTATCGAAAGTCTCCGTGCTGATGTTTCTGCTGGGCGTAAGCGCCTGCAAGTCGCCGCCACCTGTGCAAAGTCAACGACCGGAGCCAGCAGCATGGGCGATGGAGAAAACCCAAGACTTACAGCAGATGCTGAACTCAATTATTACCGTCTCCGAAGTGGAATCGACAGGATAACCGCGCAGGTTAACTACCTGCAGGAGTACATCAGGACGCAATGCCTTCGATGATAGCGATAATTTTACTCATCATCCTTCACATCTGGCTCTGTAGACAGGGTGGTGATCACTTCTGGAGTGAATCCAGATTAAACATCTCATTGCTGATGCTTGATATTGAGCATCTGGCGCGCGGTAAGGGGCTGCGTTGAGATAAGAGCCAGTCATTACAAATACCAGGATTTAGCCTCGCATTCGCGGGGCTTTTTTATATCTGCAGTAAACCGCGCATCGCAGCGCGTAACAATCCCGAGTCTTTCAGAAAGCTGAGCCTGAGAACTGCCGTATATGGTGGCGACCATCTCGGGGCGGCTTTTCTGTGCGAACAGGCTCATCTTTCTAAAAGGTAAAGACGCAATGAACTACCCAACCGTTGTTAACGATATAGATTTCAGAGACCTAATTTTTGTAGCAAACAACGATCCGGTTACAGATTCTTTTATGGTGGCAAAAGCATTTGGAAAGCTGCCGAAGAACGTGGTTCGTGACATTGAACGAACCATAGAAGCTTGCCCTCCTGAGTTTGATACAAAGCTCAACTTTGAGCTTTGCTATAAAAACAATGAGTTACAGAATGGTAAGCCGCAAAAATTCTACCGTCTCCGCAAGGATGGGTTGATGCTTTTGGTTATGTCCTACACCAAAAAAGAAGCAATGCGTATCAAAATTGCTTACATCAACGCATTCAACTGGATGTACGCCATGCTTCAGGTTGGTCATCGTCAATTTGAAGAAGAGAGAAATGCCGTAATGCTGGAGTACATGAAAGAGAAGGATGTTGCCAGCATGTCAGGCCGCCTGCTTAATCGCTGGGGAAAAATTAAGAAGCCTCAGCTACTGGCGAGAATTGAACGCCTTGAACAGCACGGGCAAACCGTAATCCCCGGACTCACCAATTAACGGCAGTACAGCGAAACAACCCAAGCCAGAAAGTGGGGAAATAACACTGGCAGCCACTGAAAGATGAACCTCCTGCCTTATGGCAAAAAAGATTCTTTGTGGTGGCGGACTGATGGAAAGACATCCTAATCAAGCAACCACTCTACAGGGTCATAATTATGAACGACCAGCAAATCGAAAAAGAAATCGTTGAGAAAGGCAAAACGGCACCGCGAATCACCCCGCAGCACATCGAAGACGTGATTAAAAGCGAGCATTACTTTACTGCTTATGATGGACGAAATGGTGCCATTTCCAGCAACGAATATTGTGGCAGGGAAAAACCAGAAGAAGGCGATCGTGATTTATCACCATTGAAGTTGCTCACTTTCTGCGTACTGGTGCTGAAGAATGGCTTCACCGTCACCGGAGAGAGTGCCTGTGCAAGCCCGGAAAACTTTGATGCAGAAATTGGTCGGAAGATTGCCCGGCAGAATGCTGTAAACAAAATCTGGATGCTCGAAGGTTACTTGCTGAAGCAGAAGCTAAGCGAACAGTAGTTATTACAAAAGCCATTCCCTACAGAGTGGCTTTGACAATGGCTTATACCCTACACGGGATAACTTAACTGATATCCCTTTTAACGGATAAACGGAGCCAACAATGGCAGAGATTATTCCCATGACTGAAGAACAGAAATTCCAGTTAGAGATTTACAAGCTGGTCATGAACCAGAACGCAGCCGCAGAGGAAGCATTTCAGTTCATTGGCACTGACGAACTGAAGCTTGAGCTATTCAAAATTCACTTCCAGTCAGGCGGCGCTAATTCAGATATCACGACCCGCACTATCGAAGCGGTGCGTAAATCGAAGGAAGCGTTAGACCTGTTCACCACCGGAGCATAAACATGGCGCGCCCAACAAAGTATCAAGAGGCGTATGCCGAACAGGCACGCAAACTGTGCTTGCTGGGCTACACCGATGCAGAGCTTGCTGATTTCTTCGAAGTCAGTGAGTCAACTATTAACAAGTGGAAGCTTGATTATCCTGAGTTTTCGGAGTCCATAAAAAAGGGTAAGGCCGTCGCTGATGCAGAAGTTAGTGACCGTCTTTATCAACGCGCTATGGGCTTCGTGGCTCCAGACATCGATATTCGTGTTATTGAAAACAGAATTGTCGAAACTCCTCTTGAGAAGTATTACCCGCCTGATACAACAGCTGCCATCTTCTGGCTTAAGAACCGACAGAAGGATAAATGGCGCGACAAGGTTGATCACGAGCTAACAGGCAAAGACGGCGGCGCAATCCAGATTGAAACATCACCGATGAGCACTCTATTCGGAAAATGACCTCGATTAATCCTATCTTTGAACCGTTCATTGAGGCGCATCGCTACAAAGTCGCCAAAGGCGGTCGAGGTAGCGGTAAGTCATGGGCAATTGCGAGGCTGCTTGTTGAAGCGGCGCGTCGGCAGCCTGTGCGCATCCTCTGTGCTCGTGAACTGCAAAACAGTATCAGCGATTCGGTAATCCGGTTGCTTGAAGACACCATCGAGCGGGAAGGGTATTCGGCTGAGTTTGAAATTCAGCGTTCAATGATTCGTCATCTCGGAACGAATGCTGAATTCATGTTCTACGGCATCAAAAACAACCCGACGAAGATTAAATCGCTCGAAGGCATTGATATCTGCTGGGTGGAAGAAGCGGAAGCGGTAACGAAGGAATCATGGGATATCCTGACCCCACCCATCCGTAAGCCGTTCTCTGAAATATGGGTGAGCTTTAACCCGAAGAACATCCTCGACGATACCTATCAGCGATTCGTCGTAAATCCTCCCGATGATATTTGCCTGCTGACGGTGAACTACACCGACAACCCGCACTTTCCTGAAGTTCTCCGTCTGGAGATGGAAGAGTGTAAACGCAGAAACCCGACACTGTATCGTCACATCTGGCTTGGTGAGCCAGTAAGCGCAAGTGATATGGCAATCATCAAACGTGAATGGCTTGAAGCCGCAACCGATGCGCACAAGAAACTCGGATGGAAAGCGAAAGGCGCTGTTGTCTCTGCGCATGACCCATCAGATACAGGGCCAGATGCTAAAGGTTATGCATCGCGTCACGGTTCGGTAGTTAAGCGCATTGCCGAAGGTCTGCTGATGGACATCAACGAGGGTGCTGACTGGGCTACTTCGCTGGCGATTGAAGACGGCGCTGACCATTACCTGTGGGATGGCGATGGTGTCGGTGCAGGGCTACGCAGACAGACAACGGAAGCATTCTCCGGCAAGAAAATTACCGCCACGATGTTCAAGGGCAGCGAATCGCCATTCGATGAAGATGCTCCGTATCAGGCCGGAGCATGGGCTGATGAAGTCGTACAGGGTGACAACGTTCGCACTATTGGCGATGTATTCCGCAATAAGCGAGCGCAATTCTATTACGCGCTGGCTGACAGGCTGTATCTGACATATCGGGCGGTTGTCCACGGTGAGTATGCAGACCCCGACGACATGCTGAGCTTCGACAAAGAAGCGATAGGCGAGAAGATGCTGGAGAAACTGTTTGCAGAACTGACGCAGATTCAGCGCAAATTCAATAATAACGGGAAACTGGAGCTTATGACTAAGGTCGAAATGAAGCAGAAGCTCGGTATCCCATCTCCTAACCTGGCTGATGCGCTGATGATGTGTATGCATTGCCCGGAGTCGGCTGCGCAACCCGACTATTCCAGTTACTCAATTCCTTGTGGTGTAGGTTGATATGGCAGAAAAAAAGATGACTGACTGGCATCGCAAGGTGCTGTGCAACTTTGATAATGCCTGGTCAGCAACGCAGGATATGCGTGAGCAGATTATTGAGGCTCAACGTTTCGTCCGGGTATCCGGCGCACAGTGGGAAGGCAGCACAAACGCTGGTTACTCATTTGATGAAGGCAGGTTTGAGCATTACCCGCGCTTTGAACTGAATAAGATTGCCCGTGAATGTGATCGCATCATTGGCGAGTATCGACAGAATCGCATCAGCGTTAAATTCAGGCCGAAGGATGACAAGGCATCGGAAGCGTTAGCCAAAAAGATGAACGGCAAATTCCGCGCTGACTATCAGGAAACATCAGGTGGCGAAGCGTGTGATAACGCATTTGATGATGCTGTAACGGGCGGATTCGGTTGTTTCCGCATGTGTGCCGATTACGAAGATGAAATGGACCCAAGTAACGAGCAGCGACGCATCAGCCTTCTTCCTGTTTACGACCCAGCGACATGCGTCTTCTTCGATCAGGACAGCAAGCAATATGACCGTTCTGATGCTATGTGGGCTATGGAAATGTTCTCCATGACGCCTAAAGCGTTCGAGGCTGAATACCCTGATTCCATCGCGGCAGGCCTTTCTCGTGATGAGACTGGCACTCAATATGACTGGTCAACGCCAGATGCCATCTATGTTGGGCGCTACTACGAAGTTCGCATAGAGAAGGTGAAGCTCACGGCATGGCGCAACCCTGTTAGCGGAGAAACGGCAATCTATGATGAAGAGCAAATCAAAGATATTGTCGACGAGCTGACCGATGGTGCATTCGAACTGATTGGCGAGCGAACGGTGAAGAAACGCCGCGTTTATTGCGGCCTTCTGTCTGGCGCTGAATGGCTGGAAGAACCGAAGCGTATTCCGGGCGAACATATTCCTCTCATCCCGGTATATGGACGTCGCTCATTTGTTGATAATCAGGAACGAATCGAAGGCCACGCAGCAAAAGCGATGGATGCACAGCGTCTTGAGAACCTGATGGTTTCCATGATTGCAGATAACGCTACTCAGGCTGGCGGTGATGGCATTCCTGTAGTTGATGTTGACATGATTCCTGGTCCTCTCGCCACTCATTGGGCGGAGCGCAACAAAAAGCGCCCGGCGTTCCTGCCGATGGTCAGTCTGAAAAACAAAAACGGAGATATTACTGCGCAGGCTCAGGTCAGCAGTTATACGCCTCCGACACAAATGCCTCCAGCTCTTGCCGGGCTGTGACTGTCGATGTCGGTCAGGCGTTCGCTACTCGCCGTGACGCAACGGTTAAGTCGTTACTTTCCATGCTGGCACTTATCCCGCCCGGAACGCCGAAACACGACCTTGTATCGTCGATGATCCTCGACAATATGGACGGCGAAGGGATGGACGACCTTAAAGAATACAACCGCAATCAGTTGCTTCTGTCTGGAGTTATCAAGCCGAGAACGCCAGAAGAACAGCAGATGGTTGAGCAGGCGAAACAACAACAGGCCAGTCAGCCAGATCCGGCTATGGTTGCTGCGCAAGGTCAGCTTCTTGCTGGTCAGGCTGAATTGCAGAAAGCGCAGAACGAGCAGGCAGCCATTCAGGTTAAAGCATTCCAGGCACAGACTGATGCTCAGGTTGCAGCGGCAAATGTTGTGAAAATCCTCGCATCTGCCGATAGCCAGCAGAAATCTGATATCCGCGAGGCTCTGAAACTGCTCGGACAGTTCCAGCAACAGCAAGGAGACAATGCCCGTGCTGATGCAGAGCTTGTCCTGAAAAGTCAGGCACAGGGCCATGCGCAGCGCATGGACATCAGCAGCATCCTGCAAAAATCAACTCAGCAACAACCACAGCAGTAATTAACCCATAACGTGCAATGGCTGTCTTTATGAGGCCTGGCACCCTATTGCCTTCCGATGGGCTGAACATCGAGTAAACAGGGGTAACAAATGGACCAGATGGCAGAAAACACACCAGAAGTTGAAATCGAAACCGACGCGTCAGAGCAGATTCCTGATGATGTCGAACTGGCTGAAAAAGTCGAAACAGAAGATGGCAGTGAGTCCTCAGGCAATGATGCAGAGGAGGCTACTGAAACTGATGACGACGAATCAGAACAGGAATTCTACTTTGGTGACGAAAAGCTGGATTCGCCAACCAGCGAAGATGGCGCTGAGCATGGACTGGTAAAACACCTGCGCAAGACGATTAAAGAGAAAGACCGCGAGCTGAAAGAGCTGATGCGTCAGTCTCATAAACCCGTCGAGCAGCAGCCGGTAATCACTCAACCACCGCGAATGCCAAAACTGGATGATGAGGACATCGGTTTCGATGAAGAAATCTACCAGCAACGCATGGCTAAGTGGGCAGAGGATAATGGCAAGTACCAGCAACAGGAGATGGCTCGCAAGCAGAAGGAGCAGGAGCTTCAGGCTGCCTATCAAGAGCGATTATCCAAATATCAGCAACGTGTTAAGGCTCTCAAAGTTCCTGGCTATCAGGAAGCTGAGCAGGCCGTACTCGAGGAAATCCCCATCGAGACACAAAACGCGATCCTGTTTGAGTCAGAGAAGCCGGAAATCGTTGTTCTGGCGCTTGGTCGCAACGCTGAACTGCGCAAGCAACTGGCAGAAGCTACCAACCCCGTAGCAATTGGTCGTCTGCTGGAACGTATCGAATCGAAGGCCAGAATCATGCCAAAAGCAAAAACCACGGCAGCCACAACCCCGACGGTTAAGGGGAGCAACGGCGCAGTAATCAACAACCTCGACAAATTGAAAGCCAAGGCGCTGGAAACTGGTGACTGGACGCCGTATTTCGCCGCTAAAAAGGCAAAAAAATAACCTATTGGAGCATTAAGCATGGCTAACCAATTAGCAAAAGACCTTGAAATCATGTTCGAAAACTACGTTGAAGGCTTTGAGGCCGCCTGCGTAGTTTCCCGTAACGCTAAAAAATTCCGTCCTGGTGATACAGCAATGCAGCGAGCAGGTGATGTTCTGTATCGTCCGCAGCATTACCACATGAACATTGAGGAAGGCCTAGACCTCAGCGGCAAGACGCCTACAGCACTGGTTCAGCGCCTTGTTCCTTCTGTGTTCAAGGAGCCGAAAAACATTCTGTACACTCTGGATGCGCGTGAAATGCGTGACCCGGAACATAAAACTGAAGCTGGTCGCGCCGCAGGTATGCGCCTTGCTGCACAGATTGACTCTGACCTGATTTCCATGGTCACGCAGCGTGCTACTAACGTGATCACAATGGCTGACTCAACCACAGGTTCACAGGGCCGTGATTTGTGGAACTGTGCGGCAGGTATTGATGCCACCATGACGGCGATTGGTGTACCTCAGGGTATCAACCGTCGCTCTTTCTGGAACCCCTTCAACTACAAAGACCTTGCTGGCGAGCTTGGTCACCGTGCCTATGCTCAGGGCGCAACCCTGACAGCATACGAAAAAGCGCAGATCCCTCCGGTTGCGTCCTTCGATAGCTACAAGACCGATATTTCTGGTCGTGTTCCGAAGGGTACAGCAACTTCCCTGACGCTGGCGGCTGAACCTGCGCACAAGGTTGAAGCGAAAGATGCCAACGATATGCCAGTGGATAACCGACAGGGAACCATTACGGTATCTGCATCTGGTTTGCAGGTTGGCGATGCGTTCACCATTGCTGGCGTGAATTCTGTACACCAGATCACCAAAGACACCACCGGGCAGCCGCAGGTATTCCGCGTTCTGGCAGTTAGCGGAACGACAGTAACTATCTCCCCGAAAATTCTGCCGCCTGACAACGCGGATGTCGCCAGCCGTCCATATGCAAACGTTGATGCTAACGCGGCAAATGGTGCAGCAATTACCATTCTCAACAAAAATGCCGCACCTGCTAACCTGTTCTGGGCTGATGGTTCTGTTGAACTGATGTACGGCAAACTGGCGTTCCCGACTGGTCAGGGTCCACAGGTAATGACAGCAACCACCGAGCAGGGCGCTACGCTGATCATGTCTTACTCCTTCGACCACATCAAAGGCGTAACCACTGCGCGTTTCACCACTCTGTACGGTTGCTCTGTACTGGTTCCTGAATATACGGGCATCGTTATTGCTGGGCAGTAATTTTGGTGGGGCTTCGGCCCCATTTTTATTGGGAGAAGACAATGGCACGAACAATGCTCTATAAGCCAGGCAACATGATCACCTGCGGTCAGTTTGCTGTCGATTACATCATTGTTGATGACGAAGAAGTTAAATCTCACCTGAAAAAAGGTTGGGTAAAAACTCCTGAAGAAACCGCAACGAAGCAAAAAGTGGCTAAGGCGGAAGAAGATGGCGAAAACGAAGGGTGATCTCGTTCTAAAGGCTTTACGAAAAGCCGGGCTGTATTCCAATGCCACGTTGACAGATGCTGACCCTCAGGCAATTGAAGATGCCATTAATGACCTCGAAGACATGATGGCAGCATGGCAGGCGAAAGGTATCGAGCTTGGGTATCAGTTTGCTGATACAGAAAACGGCATCATGCCGTTACCTGACGATGATTCAGGCATCCCTGCATGGGCAAATGATGGCGTCGCTTTGAAACTCGCTGTGCAAGTGTGCATGGATAACGTCATTCAGCCGTCAGACGCTCTCCTTACCGCTGCTGACAGTGCATATCAGACAATCTGTATCGCTTTAACCAAAATACCACCACTTGAGCGGCGAAATGACATGCCTCGCGGTAGTGGTAACAAAAGCGCGTTTACGTGGAATCGGTTTTACATCGAGAAAGATGATCCGAGTACGTGAGGTGAATAAATGCCGATTCAGCAACTTCCGCTTATGAAAGGTGTCGGCAAAGACTTTCGAAACGCCGACTATATCGACTATCTGCCAGTGAATATGTTGGCTACGCCCAAAGAAATCCTGAACAGCAGCGGATATCTTCGCTCATTCCCGGGGAAGAAATCTACCAGCAACGCATGGCTGTTCGTCGCATCTTTGTCCATCGCCCACGCCTCAGTAATGGAGTCTACCCATTAAAGGAGAAAGCGAAGTCGGTGACGTCGCCGGAAGTGGTCGCGTATCAATGGCGCATGGTCGAACATCACAGGCTGTAGGCGTTAATGGTCAACTGGTCGAGTATCGTTATGATGGCACGGTTAAAACCGTCTCAAACTGGCCTACAGACAGTGGATTCACGCAGTATGAGTTAGGTTCAGTTCGCGACATTACGCGCTTACGTGGGCGTTATGCGTGGTCAAAAGACGGTACTGATTCATGGTTTATCACTGACCTTGAAGACGAATCGCATCCTGACCGATACAGCGCACAATATCGCGCAGAATCACAGCCTGACGGCATCATCGGAATCGGAACATGGCGAGACTTCATCGTCTGCTTTGGTACATCGACTATTGAATATTTCTCCCTGACTGGCGCAACCACAGTTGGTGCTGCTTTGTATGTCGCACAGCCATCACTGATGGTGCAAAAAGGTATCGCCGGGACTTACTGCAAAACGCCGTTTGCTGATTCGTATGCGTTCATCAGCAATCCGGCAACAGGTGCGCCGTCTGTGTATATCATCGGCTCTGGTCAGGTATCACCAATCGCCAGCGCGAGCATTGAGAAAATACTACGCTCCTACACTGCTGATGAACTGGCTGATGGTGTGATGGAATCGCTGCGATTTGATGCGCATGAACTGCTGATTATCCATCTTACGCGTCACGTCCTCGTGTACGACGCATCTTCAAGCGCCAATGGTCCGCAATGGTGTGTGTTGAAAACAGGCCTGTATGACGATGTGTACCGCGCTATCGACTTCATTTACGAAGGCAATCAGATAACTTGCGGCGATAAGCTGGAATCGGTGACCGGCAAATTGCAGTTCGATATCAGCAGCCAGTACGACAAGCAACAGGAACACCTGCTGTTTACTCCCCTCTTCAAAGCGGATAACGCCAGAGTTTTCGACCTTGAAGTTGAATCTTCAACTGGCGTTGCGCAGTACGCTGACCGCCTGTTCCTCTCTGCAACCACTGACGGAATCAATTACGGACGTGAGCAGATGATTGAGCAGAATGAACCGTTCGTTTACGACAAGCGTGTTCTGTGGAAGCGAGTAGGGCGCATCAGGAAAAATGTCGGCTTCAAATTGCGCGTTATCACGAAGTCACCTGTCACTCTGTCTGGCTGCCAGATAAGGATCGAGTAATGGCGGATTCGAATCTCAATGTGCCGGTAACAATTCAGGCTACACGACTCGATACATCAATCCTTCCACGCAATATATTCAGCCAGTCTTACCTGCTGTATGTCATTAATCAGGGGGCTGATGTTGGCGCAATTGCCGGGAAGGCAAATCAGGCTGGTCAGGGCGCTTACGATGCTCAGGTGAAAAACGATGAACAGGACGCCGAACTGGCAGATCACAATTCAAGAATCGCCGCAAACACAAAAGCGATAAATCTCCTTGAGATCAGGTTAACAACCGCCGAAGGGAAGATAGTCGTACTGCGTAGCGATGTTGATTACTTGCTGGATGAGGTTATCGATATTCAGGCGCATCTGGTCACTGTTGACCAAAGACTGGATGACGTAGAAAACGATGTCTCTGGCATTAAGAGTGATTACGTATCGAAAACCGTAACAGAATCGCAGTCTCTTGCGTCACCGCTGGATGTAAAAACATCATATTCAGTTGATGGAATTCAGGTTGTTGGAGCAAGAAATACCGGATGGACTGCAGCCACAGGTACACCTCTTCTTGGCTCATTCAACGCTAACCAGTCATACACGGTCGGCACTACGTACACACAATCCGAAGTCGCAGCTCTCGCTACAGGTTTGGAGCAGGCGCGGCAGCGTATTCTGGCGCTTGAAACAGCACTTAGATTACATGGGCTGATTGACTGATGATTACATTCAAACCAACGCGAAACATCGACCTGATCGAAGCAGTAGGAAATCACCCTGACATCATCGCCGGGAGCAACAACGGTGATGGATACGACTACAAACCTGATTGCCGTTACTTTGAGGTGAACGTGCACGGTCAGTTTGGCGGCATTGTTTACTATCAGGAGATTCAGCCGCTTACATTCGATTGCCACGCCATGTACCTGCCAGAGATTCGCGGCTTCAGCAAGGAAATAGGGCTGGCGTTCTGGCGATACATTCTGACCAACACCACCGTTCAGTGCGTCACATCATTTGCTGCACGCAAATTCCGCCACGGGCAGATGTACTGCGCAATGATTGGCCTTAAGCGTGTAGGAACCATCAAGAAATACTTCAAAGGCGTGGATGACGTGACGTTTTACAGCGCCACACGCGAAGAACTAATCGACTTCCTGAATCACGGGAGATAGCCATGTTATATGCATTTAAGCTGGGCAGAAAACTGCGCGGCGAGGAACCTTATTGCCCTGAAAAGGGTGGGAAAGGTGGAAGTTCTGATAAAAGCGCAAAGTATGCCGCAGAAGCTCAGAAGTATGCAGCAGACCTGCAAAATCAGCAGTGGCAGACGATCATGAAAAACCTTGCTCCGTTCACGCCTCTTGCGGAGCAGTATGTTAACCAGTTGCAGAATCTTTCCAGTTTAGAAGGTCAGGGGCAGGCACTTAATCAGTATTACAACTCTCAGCAGTATAAAGACCTTGCAGGTCAGGCGCGTTACCAGAGTCTTGCTGCTGCGGAGGCGACGGGTGGACTTGGTTCGACAGCCACAAGCAATCAACTGGCTACGATCGCGCCGACACTCGGTCAGTCTTGGTTATCAAACCAGATGAGCAATTACAACAATCTGGCAAACGTTGGGCTTGGTGCGCTGCAAGGTCAGGCAAACGCCGGGCAGACGTACGCCAACAACATGAGCAGCATTGCACAGCAAAGCGCAGCTCTTGCCGCTGCTAATGCCAACAAACCATCAAGTCTTCAGACAGCAATTAGCGGTGGCACGTCTGGTGCGATTGCCGGTGCAGGTCTTGCCAGCCTTTTGGGAACATCAACGCCTTGGGGCGCTGGCATTGGTGCTGGTATCGGATTGCTTGGCTCGTTGTTTTAAGGGGTAATCATGGCTACTTGGCAAGGAACAAACGGCGGATTGTTGGCTGGTATCGGCGGCGTCAACTCAAACGCTCCGAGCGTAAATGACATCGGCAATACGCTTCAGCTTATCAGGCAGAACAATGATATTGAGCGTTCAGGCGCTAACAATGTTGGGCTGACTGCTTTGCAAGGCCTTTCAGGTATTGCAGGGGTGTTTCAGCAGGAAAAGCAGGCTCAGCGGCAGAAAGAATTTCAGCAGGCGTACGCTAATGCTTATGCGTCTGGTGATCGCAGTGCTTTGCGTCAGTTGGCTACTCAATATCCAGACCAGATTGAATCCGTTCGTAAAGGCATGGGATTCATTGATGAAGATCAGCGTAATTCTATCGGCACCTTAGCGGCTGGCGCACGCCTTGCGTCATCGTCTCCAGAAGCAATGCAATCATGGCTGCAAAACAACGCCGGTGAGTTAGCTCGTGTTGGCGTTAATCCTCAGGACGTCGCTCAGATGTACCAACAGAACCCGCGGCAGTTCGGCGAATTTGTCGATCACCTTGGAATGGCTGCAATTGGTCCGATTGACTACTTCAATGTTCAGGACAAGATGGCTGGTCGTGAAATTGACCGAGGCAGGCTGGCAGAGACAATCCGCAGCAATCAGGCTGGAGAAGCACTTCAGGCGAGAGGGCAAAACCTTTCCTATCAGTCAGCAATGACTGGACACAATATCGCAGCACAACGCTTGGCTCTGGATCAGCAAGAGTTCGGGTTTAAGATGCAGCAAGCGCAGGAAAAGGCTCAGCAGTTGATTAGCGAAGCACCTAAGCTGTCAGTAAACATGGAAAAAGGCATCGAGACGGCTGTAAACAATGCTACAGCATCATCAAACTCAGCCAATTCTATGAGTGCGCTTGCTCAACAGTTCAGAGCAGAAAAACCAACGACAGGTTTGTTCGGTAACGCACAGAACATGTTCGCAAAACTTACCGGAAGCGATACAACATTGCGTGATTTGCGCATTCGCCAAAATGCCCTTGTTAACAGTCAGGTTCTTAAATTCCTACCTCCCGGCCCAGCAACGGATAAAGACGTTGAGATCGTTCGACAGGGTGCGCCAACTGACATGGATAACCCTGAGACGGTCGCAAGATGGCTTGATGCAATGGCAAACCTTGAGCGACGAAACGCGCAGTTTAATGAGTTTAAAGCCGAGTGGATGAGCGCGAATGGCAACCCTGGACAATCGCGTAATGGCGGTCAGATATTGGGGTTGGATGTTAAAAAAGGTGAATCATTGGGGAGTGCCGTTAAGCGGTATATGTCAATGAATACTGACGCAGCGCCAGCACAAGATTCGACACCTTCAGGAGAACCACGGAATCAGGTTGGATCATATACCTCAAAATCAGGCATTCAATTTACGGTGGAATGATGAAAGTAACTGCAAACGGTAAGACATTTACCTTTCCTGATGGTACGAGCACCGAAGATATTGGCACCGCCATTGATGAGTATTTTGCTGGTCAGGCTGTTCAGCAACAAACAGTTAATCAGGCCAATAATGCACCAACACGGGACGAACCATCATTGATGCAACAAGCTGGCGATTGGCTCACTGGTGGTCAAAGTGCAGGGCAAATTGCAGAACAGGCTGGTCGTGGTCTGGTAAACATACCATTTGACGTATTGCAGGGTGGCGCAAGTCTGATTAATGCAATCAGTCAGGGGCTTGGTGGGCCAAAAGTTTTGGATGATGTTTATCGTCCAGTAGACAAACCGACAGACCCATACGCACAAGCCGGTGAAACAATTGGTGGGTATTTAGTTCCAGGAGTTGGAACGGCAGGAAGCATGGCTATTGGCTCACTGGCAGAGGCCGCAAATCAGAAAGGCGATTTCGCACAAAATGCAGCTAAAAATGCCGGAGTTAACCTTGCCGCTCAGGGTGTTCTTTCCGCAGCAGCAAAGGGAATAGGGCGTGGAATAACGGCTATAAAAGGTGATATTGCGCCAGAAGTGGTGAAGAAAATTGCCACATCAGAATCGATGGGCGTGACACCAATGACATCTGATGTTATCCCGCCGAAAAATGCTTTCACTCGCGGCCTTACTCAGGATGCCGAGGGGGCTTTGCTCGGGACAGGCTCAAAGCGAGCGGAGCAATATGCAACGCGTAGTAAGCTGGTAAGCAATTATTTTGACCGTTTTGGTGAGTACAACCCTGATGATGTGGTGAAATCTCTGACCACCACGTTAAGGGGGCGGAAGGATGCTGCTGGCGCTGTTATCAATGACGTCACCAATAAAATGGGTAATGCCGCAGTTGATACCACAAATACCATGAATGCTCTGAATACAGCGATCGCAAGACAGGAACGGCTTGGGACTTCAGCCAATCAAAGCCTGCTTACATCCTTGCGTAACCTACGTGAAGAATTAGCAAACCCTGCAACTGATTTGGATGTTACGTTTGATCTCTTGCGTCAGCACAGAACAGCATTTAGATCTAATGTTCAGGGAGATGCTATGGTCTTCCCCAACCAGGCAAAAGCAGCTACCAATATGGTAGAGAATGCAATGTCAAAAGACCTTCGTAACGCAGTTGCTAAAAACCTCGGTGCATCAGACGCAGCAAAATACCTTAAAGCAAATTCCGATTATGCAAACGTTTATAATAAGGTGCTTAATAAAAACATTGCCAACAAGCTCAACAAGGCAAGCAGTGAAGCCAGTCCTGAACTTATAAATACCGTTGTATTAAGCAGAAAACCATCTGACGTGAAACGAATCTGGAGCGCACTGGATGATAAAGGGAAAGATGCTATGCGTGCAGCTTACGTCAGCAAAATAGCGGAAAAGGCCGGTGACTCTCCAGCCAAGTTCATCACTGAAGTTAATAAGCTGAAATCTCAGTCAGGAGGTGAAATTTACAACACTATTTTTTCTGGAAAGCACATGAAAGAACTTGATGCTCTTAATGAAGTTCTACAGCAAACAGCAAGGTCAGACACCGCAAATGTAGTAACTCAGACGGGGCAATCGCAAGCCAACAGGATAAGGACGATTGGCGCAACTGCGACTCTTGGCGTATCAATGGGGCTTGAGGCTGGTTTCGGTGCAATGATGCGCTTGTATGAGTCCAAAGCAGCAAGGAATGCGCTCTTACGTCTGGCAAACACTAAAGCTGGAACGCCAGCCTATGAAAGAGCATTAAGTAACGCTGCAAATGCCATCAGACCGCTGCTTGCCACTGAGGCAACACAGCAGTGACTAAATGCCATGGATGGTTATTTCCCTAGCACATGAAACAATGTTTGCTTTAATTCCACCCATACAATTATGACCACTATAGACAGACAAAAGAAACTGAATGCATTGGCATCACGATCGAAACCTTCTCCGGCACTAAATCCGTAAAAGGTCATAAAAAATATAAAAATTGCGCACTTTGCAACGTTTAAAAATTTTTTCTTCACACCAACCTCCTTAGTTTTGCGCAGGATACCAGATGATGTATAGGAGTGGGAGTAAAGTTAGTCGGTGATAGAACGGTGGTTGCATAATGATATCACGTGACGTAAACTTATTGCGCATAGCGTGTATTCAATGGATGCATAGCTATTGATAATCTCCGATAAGAAGGAGGTTTGTATGAGCAATGAGACTAATGGGATTGATGAAATGTTTAGCTTGAACGCTGCCAAAGCTGGAGTCGCAATAGGTTTGCTATTACAGCAAGCTTCTGCGTTCAGTTGTGAGGTGGTTGTTACTGATAACGTTCAGCACGCTTACCATCAATCCTCATTCAGCAGTGAACGGGCTAATGATGAGCTTCATGAGGCGGTGTCTTCGATTAAAGAATTGTCTCGAATGCTGAAATACGCTTATCGTGTTCTTGCAAACGCTACCGATGAGAATGTAGACAATGTGTTGTCTATCATTGAACCAGAAAAGTCTCGATTGATAGAGCATCAATTGAGAGGACTTGAAGGGGCAATGAAATCGGTATTCAAAGAAGCTTCTGCTGATTTTAAAGAGATCGCAAGAGATATCTATATCGTTGTTGCTGATGCCAGATCTGCCGTAACCAACCTGAATAGTCTTATTAAACAACGCTCATGTGTTCCGGTTGTTTTTGATAGTTCCGTAGATATGGCTGGTTTGCGTGCGCTTGCTGAGCACGGGACTCGTGTGTTTCACTCTGGTAACTTCCACTGAGGTAAAACATGCAAGTAACCGTGGAATATAATCAGGATAGTTTTGACTATTTTTTTCTCCCCGGTTTTTGTTGAGTTTCCTGATTTAAAACAAACACTTGTAGATGATAAAATCATCTACAAGTCTACGGGAACGTTGCCCAGCTATTTTGGCAGAGACACCTCTTATCATCGACCTCCTGATATTGAAGATGCAGGCCTTATGCACCTTCATTTAGCAATTGGTGAAAATAAATTTGAGCCAATAAAAAATGGCACAGATATCAGCACACCGCAAAAGTTGCAGTGGCATAAAACATCCAATACCGCTCTCGTTTATGCACAAAATCTTTTTGATGAGAACAGGCATTCATTGATTGCTCTTTTTCATCCTGTAGCTCACATGTCTGCTAACAATCATAATAGAATGAGAGTGTTAGCAGGGTATGCGAGAGACTTTAGAAACACTATGTTTGACTAAACCCACCGTCAGGTGGGTTTTTTATAAGGAGTAATCATGATTTACCCATCAAACAACCCACCAGTTTGCCTGATTGGATGCCAGCCTTGCAGTTTTTATGGAATTAATTATGCCATGCTCAAGAGCCTTGTTAGCATCCAAAATGGTCGAGTCTGCTATCAGGGATGCCCACCTAATATGGGTTCCGATGTCGATATTGAACGTCTCAACGAAGCGATCAAGATCGTTATCGAGGCATTTCCCGTACTCTCTCAATCTGGCATGGTCGGCGGCTGGGGAGGCAAAGCACCATAATAGAGGATGTAACAGGAATCTTGATAATGGGTTTGCGAAACGTTCTGAGCCAGCCAGGAAAACGATATTAGCTATGGATTCAACATTGCTTATGTTGTGAGTTCTAACGGTAACAGGGAGTGACTTAAGAAAGTTATACGCAGTAAAGCCAGCAGCAGTTTCCCCTCCCTGACTTGATATATGGATATTTAATTCAGTTGCGCCTTGAGATAATGCGGTGAGACAGTGGTTCTGAAGTTGCCCAACAGTGGCAGTGTTAACAGGGCATAAGAAATGAATTGTGTGCAGCATTATTTTTCATCCTTAGCATACATGGTCTTTAGCGTCTCAAGTAGCGCCTCTTTGAATTTATCAGCTTCTTGCTGAGCAAATGACTCAACTGACTTTGGCGACCTATCTTCATCAATCGCGGCTTGCAAAATCATGACGATCTCGGAGTTAACAGAGCGACCATTTTTTGATGCTCTGACAGCAAGAGCCTCGCGTAAAGATTCAGGGATTCTTACCGTAGTTGGAGAAATTGACACACCCTTTGCCATATAACACCTTTGGTATTCAATTTGATAGCAAAGTGTATGCAAAAAAATTTTGACTAGATATACTCACTTTGCTATCTTTTGTATTCGAAAAGAGTTGTTTGCGTGGAGGGTAACATGGAGAAAGAAATAAGTAAGATTTTGGTAAGGATGCCGCAGTCGTTAAAGGATGCTATCGGTAGCAGGGCAAAGGAAGAGTGCAGGTCGTTTAACTCAGAGGTTATCAAGCGCCTGATAGACAGCCTGAAGAGAGAGGGGGTAACGGTGTGATTCGCTTGGATGCAGTAGTCAAAGAGATTGCGATTACCATTTTAAGACCAAATTTTGTTCATGGCGAATCATTTGGCACGAACGAAAAATTGAGAAGAGAAAGAGTATTCAGTGGCAAGCGCACGTTTTCAGAAGTGATGCTTGATGCGGCAAAGAAATCAAAACAGTGAAGCCCCAACTGCTGGAACAGTCAGGGCTTCGGTTGTCGGTAAATCCGTGGAGAAAAACCAACATGAATAGTATAGCAATTTTAGAAGCAGTGAACACCTCTTACGTGCCATTCAACGGTCAGCAAATTATCACCGCCATGGCTGCCGGAGTTGCATATGTTGCGATGAAGCCAATCGTTGAAAACCTCGGAATGAGCTGGTCAACGCAGCAAACAAAACTCATGAAGCAGATTAGCAAATTCAACTGTGTTCATATGAACATGGTTGCCGCTGATGGTAAGCTTCGTAAGCTACTCTGCCTTCCTTTGAAGAAGTTAAATGGATGGCTGTTCAGCATCAACCCTGAGAAAGTTCGTGCTGACATCCGCGATAAACTGATTCAGTACCAGGAAGAATGCTTTACTGTGCTGCATGACTACTGGACAAAGGGAGAGGCAGCAAATGCACGGAAGAAAACATCTGTTGATGACAGGACTCCGCTTCGTGATGCTGTAAATATGCTAGTCAGCAAAAAGCATCTAATGTACCCAGAAGCTTATGCAATGATTCATCAGCGTTTCAATGTGGAAAGTATTGAAGAGCTTGATGCATCTCAGATACCACAAGCAGTAGAGTACATCCACAGGGTAGTGCTTGAAGGTGAGTTCATCGGCAAACAAGAGAAGAAAACCAACGAGCTTTCTGCAAAAGAAGCAAACAGCCTTGTATGGCTATGGGATTATGCCAACCGCTCACAGGCATTATTCCGCGAACTGTATCCGGCGCTAAAACAAATTCAATCGAACTATTCCGGCAGATGTCATGACTGCGGTTATGAGTTCTCCCGTATTATCGATATGGCGAGAGACGTTTTAATCAATCACACACGAGATGTTGATATCAATGAGCCAGACGGACCAACGAATCTTTCCGCATGGATGAGACTTAAGAATAAAGAATTACCTCCTTCAGTACATAATTACTGACAGATAACCAACGCAACGACCCAGCTTCGGCTGGGTTTTTTTATGCCCAAAATTCACCGTGGCCATGCTGCGGCGATTCTTTGCATCTGGAGCAAATTAAATGACAGACATTACAGCCAATGTGATTGTATCGATGCCTTCGCAACTCTTCACTATGGCGCGTTCTTTTAAAGCCGTAGCCAATGGCAAAATTTATATCGGTAAAATTGACACTGACCCGGTAAATCCTGAAAACCGGATTCAGGTTTATGTAGAGAACGAAGACGGCTCTCACGTTCCTGTTTCGCAACCAATCATCATTAACGCTGCTGGTTACCCTGTATATAACGGACGGATTGCCAAGTTCGTAACTGTGCAAGGCCATTCTATGGCTGTGTACGATGCGTATGGCGTACAGCAGTTCTATTTCCAGAATGTGCTGAAGTATGATCCTGATCAACTACGGCAGCAATTAGAAGACCCAGATGGAGCGAATAAATACCCAAAACTTCAGATAGCAAGATGGAGAGACAGTTATGATGTAAGAGGTTGGGGGGCTATTGGTGATGGTGTTCATGATGATACATCAGCTCTATCAGAATTACTTTCTGTTGCAACAGGTGGTGAAAAGATAGATGGGCGAGGGCTTACTTTTAAAGTATCAACTCTTCCAGATGTCAGTCGATTTAAAAATGCTCGTTTTTTATTTGAGAGAATACCGGGTCAGCCTCTTTTTTATGTTTCTGAAGATTTTATCCAGGGAGAGTTATTTAAAATTACAGATACACCGTGGTACAACGCCTGGACGCAGGATAAAACGTTTGTATATGACAATGTCATCTATGCGCCTTTTATGGCTGGGGACCGCCATGGTGTAAATAACCTCCATGTTGCATGGGTTCGCTCAGGAGATGACGGGAAGACCTGGACAACGCCGGAATGGCTTACAGATTTACATGAAAACTATCCCACAGTTAACTATCACTGCATGAGTATGGGGGTTGTCAGAAATCGCCTTTTTGCTGTAATTGAGACGCGGACCGTGAGCGGAAATAAACTGCAGGTTGCAGAGTTGTGGGATCGCCCAATGAGTCGCAGCCTTCGCGTTTATGGTGGTATAACGAAAGCAGCAAATCAGCAAGTCGCTTATATTCGCATTACTGATCACGGATTATTTGCTGGTGATTTTGTCAACTTCTCAAACTCTGGTGTTACAGGTGTTACCGGGAATATGACGGTGACTACTGTTATTGATAAAAATACTTTTACAGTTACGACGCAAAATACCCAGGATGTGGATCAGAATAACGAGGGTAGATACTGGAGTTTTGGTACATCATTTCACTCGTCACCATGGAGAAAAACCAGTCTTGGAACTATTCCTTCTTTTGTTGACGGAAGCACTCCTGTTACTGAGATTCACAGTTTTGCGACGATTAGCGATAACAGTTTTGCTGTTGGCTACCATAATGGTGATATTGGTCCACGCGAGCTTGGGATACTCTATTTCTCTGATGCTTTCGGTTCTCCTGGTAGCTTTGTTCGCAGACGCATACCTGCAGAATATGAGGCGAATGCATCTGAGCCATGTGTAAAATATTATGATGGCATTCTGTATCTGACGACCAGGGGGACATTAAGTACTCAACCCGGTAGTTCATTGCACAGAAGCTCTGATTTAGGTACATCATGGAATTCTCTTCGCTTCCCAAATAATGTTCATCACTCAAACCTTCCTTTTGCCAAAGTTGGCGATGAGCTGATTATTTTTGGCAGTGAGCGCGCATTTGGTGAGTGGGAAGGAGGAGAACCTGATAACCGTTATGCAGGAAACTATCCAAGAACATTTATGACCAGAGTTAACGTCAATGAGTGGAGTCTGGATAATGTAGAGTGGGTTAATGTTACTGATCAGATTTATCAGGGCGGAATAGTTAACTCTGCGGTTGGTGTTGGTTCAGTTTGTATCAAAGACAACTGGCTGTACTACATTTTCGGTGGGGAAGACTTTCTAAACCCATGGAGCATAGGGGATAACAACAGAAAATATCCTTATGTTCACGATGGTCACCCGGCTGATTTGTATTGTTTCAGGGTGAAAATTAAACAGGAAGAATTTGTTTCAAGGGATTTTGTCTACGGAGCCACTCCTAACAGAACGCTTCCTACTTTTATGTCGACGTCAGGCGTGAGGACGGTTCCTGTACCCGTTGATTTCACAGATGATGTTGCCGTCCAGTCACTGACTGTCCATGCAGGTACATCAGGACAAGTTCGCGCGGAAGTCAAACTTGAGGGTAATTACGCCATTATTGCGAAGAAAGTACCGTCTGATGATGTTACCGCTCAGAGATTAATCGTTAGCGGCGGTGAAACAACGTCTTCAGCAGATGGTGCAATGATAACGTTGCATGGTTCCAGAAGCAGTACTCCACGTCGCGCGGTATATAACGCACTCGAACATCTTTTTGAGAACGGAGATGTTAAACCTTATCTTGATAATGTAAATGCTCTTGGTGGTCCGGGAAACAGGTTCTCGATAGTTTATCTTGGCTCCAATCCTGTGGTTACCAGTGACGGAACATTAAAGACAGAGCCGGTCTCTCCTGACGAAACATTGCTGGATGCCTGGGGTGACGTCAGGTATATCGCTTATAAATGGCTGAACGCTGTCGCTATAAAGGGGGAAGAAGGGGCGAGGATACATCATGGTGTAATCGCGCAGCAACTTCGTGATGTTCTTATTTCTCACGGACTCATGGAAGAAGAAAGCACAACATGCCGCTATGCCTTTCTTTGCTATGACGATTATCCCGCAGTATATGATGACGTCATTACTGGCCAAAGGGAAATGCCGCTGACTGATAATGACGGGAGCATCATTGTTGATGAGGATGATAATCCAGTGATGGTAATGGAAGACATCATTGAGCGCGTTGAAATAACGCCAGCAGGATCTAGATGGGGGGTCAGACCTGATCTCTTATTCTATATCGAGGCAGCATGGCAGCGCAGAGAAATAGAAAGAATAAAAGCTAGGTTAGACTTAATAGAAGGGAAGCACTAAATGTTTCGTTGGCGTCAAAAATATGAACTGATCACATAAAGAAGTAAGTACATTGGCAAAAAACATTGACGTCAACGAAATTAAATATAAAAATTTAAATGCTTTTTAATGACAAGAAAAGTAACTAGTGGTAAAATAACGTAGGATACTAATATGTTAAGACTCAAGACTCAAGACTCAAGCCTCAAGACTCAAGTCTCAAGACTCAAGACTCAAGACTCAAGCCTCAAGACTCAAGTCTCAAGACTCAAGACTCAAGACTCGTTTTCCGTTGATGATAATGGGTCAGGTAATGTTTTTGTATGTGGAGATCTTGTAAATAGCAAAGAGAATAAAGTTCAGTTCAATGGAAACAATAACAAACTTATTATAGAAGATGATGTTGAGTGTCGATGGCTTACCGTAATATTTAGGGGTGATAATAATTACGTAAGAATACATAAAAACAGTAAGATTAAAGGTGATATTGTCGCAACAAAAGGTTCAAAAGTTATTATCGGTAGAAGAACGACAATAGGTGCAGGTTTTGAAGTCGTCACTGATAAGTGCAATGTTACAATTGGCCATGACTGCATGATAGCAAGAGATGTTATTTTGCGTGCATCAGATGGGCATCCTATATTTGATATTCATAGCAAAAAAAGGATTAATTGGGCAAAAGATATCATTATATCTAGTTACGTATGGGTAGGGAGAAATGTCTCTATAATGAAAGGAGTATCTGTTGGAAGCGGATCTGTCATTGGGTATGGGAGTATTGTAACTAAAGATGTGCCATCTATGTGTGCAGCAGCCGGTAATCCAGCAAAAATAATAAAAAGAAATATAATATGGGCAAGAACGGATAAAGCGGAGCTAATTAGTGATGACAAGAGATGCTCCAGCTATCATGCGAAGCTCACGCAATAAATATAAAACATCATGCAGACATATTACCAATATTAATATAAGGTAATAAAAATATAATTTACAAAAAAGCCCGTTGGAAGCGACGGGCATTAACCGCGGTAATGGATAAATTATTAATGTTTTTAGATTGTGAACGATATCATATTGTGCGGAAGTAGTGAAGTAACCATGTAAAATGATTGTTTCATAGCCTATGAGACACACAAGGCTTTGTGCTCTTCGATAGTTGTTAAGGCGGATCACTCTACCTTCTCATCAAGCCAATCCGCCCACCACTGCATCATTTCTCTGCGCTTATCGAGATACTGAGCATGGTTGTAAATACCGCGCACAGATCCGCCGTTGGCATGTGCCAGTTGCACTTCAATAGCGTCAGCAGGCCATTCGTGCTCGTTCATAATCGTGCTGAATTCATGCCTGAATCCGTGACCGCTTTCTAGACCCTCATAGCCGATTTGTTTGATCACAAGTAGAACTGCGTTCTCGCAGATTGGCTTCTTCTTATCGTTGCGCCCGGCAAAAACAAACTCTGATACTGGTTTGGTGATGGAGCTTAGCGTAGTGAGAAGTTCAACCACCTGGTCTGACATCGGGACCACATGAATTTTGCGTCCCTTCATCACACTGGCGTCGATGGTGATAATCCTGTTTTCAAAATCGACGTTCTTCCATAGCATGGAACGAAGCTCTTTCGTTCTTAGGGCTGTGTAGCGTAAAACTTTGGTCGCAATGAGCGATACGATACTTCCTGAAAATGTTGCCAGTGCTTTGTTGAATGCAGGGATCTGGTCTGCAGGAAGAAACGGGAAGTTCTTCTTGCGGTATCCCTTCATGGCGTCAGCAAGGTCAGGTGCCGGGTTATATTTAGCCCTACCAGTGACAATAGCGTAACGGAAAACCTCGCCGCATCTTCTGCGGGCTTTGTTGGCTCGCTCCATTGCACCGCGATCTTCAAATCTGCGGATTACTTCCAGCAGTTGCATCGGCTCAATATCCTGAATTTCAAGGCCGCCGATGATAGGTAAAATGTCGTCATCAAACATTTTTGCAAGTTCAGTTGCATAGCCTACTGACCAGACTTGCTTCTTGTGCTCGTACCATTCCTTGTAAATCGCACTAAAGGAATTGTTGTTAGACGAAGCCTTTTTCGCTTTTACCGGATCGATGCCAACCGAGATGTCTTTCCTCGCGGTCCATGCTTTATCTCTTGCCTCCTGCAAAGTCATAAGTGGATATTTTCCGACGGTCAGGATTTTCTCCTTACCGTCAATCTTGTAGCGAAGCTGCCATACCTTTTTCCCTGATACAGGGACATAAAGGTACAGGCCATTACCATCGAGTAGGCGGTATGGTTTTTCTTTCGGCTTTGCTGCTTCAATCTGCTTAACGGTGAGCAT